CATCTTCTGCACCTAAGTTGTTACTTTGTTGTAATTCATTTACAAAATTTTCTGCACTCATTATTTATCTCCATTTTCTTCTGGTGGTTCTTCACCATTATATTTTGCTACGTCATCTGCTGGTATTGGTGTTCCGTCAACAGATGGATATCTTGAAATACCATCTGAATCATCTGGAACATTAACTCCACCATCTTCTGGATCAAGTCCAGCTTCTTTATTTATTTGATCTTGCATATCATCAATTTCAGAATCACTAAGGTTAAGAACATTTTTCTGTACCCATGCTTTACTAAAGAATGTACCGATATAACTTTCAATACTACCTAATGCATTAATTCTATCTTCCATCAACTCAGCTTTCTTGAGTTCTGCAAAATGTCCATCTTGCAAGAAGTCATACTGAATATGTTGGTGCATCTTCTTCCAATCTTCTAAAGTGACAACACCTTTAAGAATTAACTGAGTTTTTAACAAATCAGTAAAAAGAGGAGTAAATCTTTTACGCATCCTTTGTACAAACTTTGTGAACTTCAATTCATCTCTTGTAATCTCTGTAGAACGACCAAGACTAAAACCAGCTTCTGCTTCTAATCTTGAAATTGGTACGTTTAATGATCTAAACAACTTCTGTTTGAAATATGTAATATCATCAATCTCACCAAGATTAGAACCTCCAGCAAGAGTAGTTATCTCTGTACCACGACCACCTTCTCTACGAGGCAACCAAAAGTCTTCTAACATTGACATATGATTTCTATCATCTCTGATTTCTCCAGTAGATGCATCATATGTAAGTTTGTTACGATATCTAGCCATAACATCTTTTAAGTATTGTTCTGCTTTAACTTTAGGTAAATTACCAACATCAATATAGAATATACGTCTTTCAGGCGCTCTTGATACACGATAGATAACAAGGGAGTCTTCAATCATTCTAAGTTGATTAACTGGTTTGATTGCTTTGTGTAGATAAGAAAGTACATGACCTTTGTTCTGATCAATCAAGCCAGATGGTACATAAGTTATACTGTCTGGTGAGATTTTGATGCCTTCGTTTGTTCCTGTTTGCAAACCTTTATCGTTATACATAAAGTATTCATTTACAGCATCAATCAGTTCTATACTAGAACCTTTTTTATTGACCTTTTTTATTTCTTTAACTTTACGAATCTTTTTAGGGTCTATGTATCTTAGTTCTTGGATACCTTTTCTTGGATTTTGTTGATCTATAACTTTATGGTAATATAGTCTACCATCAACATACCAACGTCTGAATATGTCGTGACCTTTTGTATCAAAGTTAAGAAGTTCTAAGACTGTATCAAATTCTTCTCTGATTCTATCTTTAATTCTTTTAGGATACATAAGTCTTTCGAGTTCGATAGCAACGGCTTGATCTCTTTCGTTTGCAACAATACCCTCATTGACAATATCCTCAATCGCACTATCGCACTCTGGTTGTTGTGCAATATCACGATATCTACGAATCAAGTCCATTTCAGTTCGTTCACGACCATCAGTATCTAAAAGTTGTGAATAGAAACCACCACCAGCAACCTCAAGAGTTCCGTCTTCTGAACTAGGTTCAGTAAACCTCTCTTGAGAGCCAGAGTTTTTTATTTTTTCAAATTTGAATCCAAATAATTCCGCCATAATATCTCCTACTATTGTCTCCTATTTAGTAGGTTAGAAACTAACGCCTGAAGGCTCAAAATGTTGATACCTAAAAGTAATAGGAAAGGTTTCAATTTCTGTTGCTTCAGCATTACTCAATTCAATTACACCAATTGATGTAGGAAATGCATTTCTAAAGATATAACTCTTTAAAACTGTATCATCTCTATCCAACTGTTCAACAGTCAAGTCTGTTTGATAATCAGATGGAGAAATAACTCCAGTATTATCAACATAACTGTTAATACCATTTTGCCATAATTCCATTGCGTTTCTTATCATAAAGTCGGTATCATTATATACTGTTACATCCCAAGTTTCTGGAGCAGGTCTGTCACCAGTAAGATATATGTTTCTACCTCTAAATGGTACTGGAATTTCAGTCAATGTAGATGCTGGTAATTGTGCAGCAGTTACAAGAAATGAAGTTCTACGAACATCAAGTCCGATTGCAATACCAGATGGTGGTGTCAATGTTACTCTGAACTGGTTAGCACGAGCACCACCACCGATTAGATTTGCTTTAAAGTCATCTATGTTTCCCATGATTAACCTCCTACCTCAGTAAATGCGACCCCTGTTCTCACAGCGATAAAGTTAAGTGTGATGAAGTTGATAGACCTTGCTGGTTTGATATAAATATCTGCAATAAATTCGTTTCTATCAATAACTTCTCCAGTATTGTTTGTTCCGTCTGCAACTACAGAGAAATCAGTAATACCTCGTCTACCTTGAATATCCCTCAAGAAAGGTTCTACTAAGTTTCTGAATTGAGCTCTTGTAAATTCATCATTGAACTCAAAGAGTTGAAACTTGGCTGCAGTCGCAATTGCTTTTTCTAGAAGTAAGAATAATCGTCTTACGTTAATTCTATCAAATGCACTTGGTTTTGTCAATGCAGTTTTGTCTCCGAAAAGAACCACACCTTGGCCTGGAAAGTTAACTACAGGATTAATTCTTGCTTTGTAAAGTTGATCTCTTTCAGCCTTTTGAGGGTTGTAAGACAACTTAACTGCACCACGAACATTTCCTCTATTAAATCCAGCAGGAGAAAAGAAACTATCTGCAACTGAATCTGTAAATGCACAAAGTCCAGCAGTATCTCCGTTCAATGGAACAAATCTAAATACATCACTATACTTATCGTACATATACTTGTAACCACTATCGAAAACCATGTATGATGAACTTGGACAAGTATTGAAACCATCTACAACATTTTTAGTTGCTGTGAGTGAATCTGCAATACCGACTGTCGCAGCACGATATGGAGAAACAAATCCTACACAATCTCTACGAGTTTCCACGAGAGCTGTAATCATTGTTATATGAGTGTCCATATTTCCTTCTGTATCAGCAGCGATACTTGAAGAACCACCTATAACTAAGTTAATGTCTAATGATTCTGTATCTTTAAACTTATCATATGCAAGTACTATTTCACCATTAGTTGTTGAATAGTCATCTGTTCCACCAGTTAATGTAGAAATATCAATACCACTTACTAGTGTATAGTCTGTACCAGATGCAATATCTGTTCCCCAGTTAGAACCAGCAGATAAATGATCTGTCCAGTAGATAAACCTTGATTTTGCAAAGATAACATCTGAATAATAGTTATTAGAACCTTGTGATGTTTTACCATTTGGGTTCTTAGACATATTTGCAAATCTTTCGATTACTGCACTTGTTCTTTGTCCAGCAACACCTACTGCAAATCCTGCTATATCACCAACTGTGTCATATATTGCAACATGAAGTTCGTCTTGTTCTCCACGAGCATTTTCAGTAGCATATGTAGATGTTCCAGGCGCATCATCAAATAAGTCAGAAAATCTCCAACGTCTTGTGATAAACGAGTTGTCTGGAATTATAGTTTGTAGTCCAGCACCAGCAGGATCATCTAACAAACGAATTGTTAAAGTTTCAGATGAAATTGAAGTTACTTCGTATTCCTCACCTTTAGCTTCTACTTGTGTATCTGTTGTAAATGCAAGAGGTGTATTATCTGCAACTATAATTGCTTTATCAAGTATCAATGCAGTTTGTGAAGTTACTGTTGCAATTTTAACAACTTCTCCACCATCTGATATACCAGCACCAATTACTCGTTGTCCAACGGCAGCAGTACCAGAGTTTCCATCAACTACTAAGTTTTTAGTTGCAACTGTTATTGCACCATTTGCAAGAGCAGTAACAGAGTTATTTGTTTGGAAAGAAATGATATCACTTACTGCGATTACTGCATTAGCTGCATCTTGGTTATCAACTGTAATTGATAAGTCACCAACTGCACCAGCACCATTTACTAGATTAAGTGTTCCAAGTGGTTGTTTAAATGCTCTTTTACCACCACAGATATCTACACCAATTCCGTTACCATGAGTTCCAGCAGTCCTTGCGGCCCACTCTCCATGAGAACCAGAACCATCTTCAAAAGATGCTTGATAATGGTCATCATCTCTGATAAGTATTCCAGAGTTTGCACCAGCGTTTAAAATGGCACTTTCTGCTCTTACTACTTTTAAATTATCTCCATACTGCAAAAAGTTTGCAGCAGAAAAGAATGTTTCAAACTGATTACTTGTTGTTTGAGGTTTTCCGAATGTTTGTACCAATTGTTCTTCTGACGTAATAGTTGTCACAGAACCAACTGGGCCTTTTTCAAATGCGCCTGCAATTGCACCAATAGAGGTGGCAACGGCTGGTACGACATTTGTTAAGTCTATTTCTCTGACATGAACGCCAGGTGAAACTAAAAATGACATGGTATTTGCTCCTTGATTTTAGAGTTCTCTCTTTATTTCCTAGTATTTATAAAAACGAAGTTTCTAAAAACTCACTTTTATATGTATCAAAACTTATAAATAACAATATGACAACACATTACGAAAAATACAAAGACACCATCAAAAAGGTAGCTCGTAGGAACTACCGAAAACGAGTTGCGTGGTTGAATACTCACCTCAACAACGAACATTGTATTCATTGTGGAGAGAGTGAAACTGTGACTCTCAAACTATATCCCCATGATGTAGAAATAAGAAGACAAGCAAAACGAGTCGGTACGAATGATGAAAGTAGAAAAGAAGTTCACAAACTAATGAATAGTTGTAAAGTAGTTTGTTCAAACTGTTGGATTAAACTTGACAACGACTTGATTGAATTTCTTTAATAATATCTTCTCTCTGTTTATCTGTATACTTCGACCACATAGTTATTTCTTTAGTTGTCCTAAAACACCCAACACATACACTATCTATAAGTTTGCAGATTTGAACGCAAGGACTTTCCATTACCAATCAGAATCATACTGTCTTACTATAGGAGCCCATCTTGTTCCGTATTCGTCAACTGCTGTTCCAATGTTATCATCTTCTAAACCATTGATTACAAATCCAAAAGGAGCCATATCTTGTTCTAGTTGATCTTGGTTCTCTCTGTACATCTGTTCTCGTATATCGTTGTTAGTAAGTTCCTTAAAATAAGTTTGATCTGTACACCACGCAAAGATAAACAAACACGCAACCATATCATCATTACAACCATCATCTGCTTCAAATGATGAACCCTTTACGATAAATGTGGACAGTTCGTTGATTGTATCAAAGTCTTCTACAATAAGTTTATTATCTTCTACTAACTGTTTTAGATTGGAACACCCTATACTTTTTACTGCCTTCGTTGTTCTCACACCTAATTGAGCTCTACCACCAGAGAATCCACCACCAAGTATTTGTCCAGCACGACCTCTCATAGATGCCATAATCATATTATCGTATTCCAT